AGTGGCAATTATAAGATAAGATTTTAGTTGACAAAGGTTTTATAATAATATATAATCCCACAATAAACAGAAAGGAAAACATGATGTACTTAATAATACGAGAAATACACTACAAAGGCATTGACAACTCTTATGATGTTGAGGACTACACAAATGACTTTGATATAGCAACAGATAAGTTGAGAGGTTATCAACTTATAAATACAAAAAAGGACACTACATATTCTATTTTAAAATATGAAAGTCCACAAATGCAGAAAGAGGTAGCATGACAAAAATAAGAATGAATACAGAGTTAAGAAACAAACTCTTTAATAAAATAAAAAATGTCTTTGAGAATGAGAACACGCAAGAACGTGAGGCATTTCTTCAAGCAAGGGAAAGTGTAGATCATCATTATAAATATGCAAGTGAACTTGCAAAGTTAGTAGTTGAAAGATCATATCCTGTTGAAGATGTTGCAACACTCCGAACTTTCAAAAGAAAGTATGGACAACCTTGTGATGTTGTTGCAAAAGATAAATGTTTTTATTTTTCTCACAATGAAAATGTTGATGATGAGGGCGACCAAGTAGAAACTAAATCACACTTTGATTTTGGTTTATTTGGC